AATGATGCTTGTGGTTACGCTTTTGACTTATCAAGTTACCCATTGGTACATGGGTTTACCTGATCCTACCATACAGCAGAGTGGGCTTGTATCGGTTGTAATGGGGGCATTAACTGGGTGTTTTGCAATATGGATGGGCAAAGAGTAAGTACAGACATGCCGATTCACAAAGAGGTTAATCGCTTTCTTTGGATTATTAAGGGTAGGTTGGCTCCTGACGGTTACAGTGAGCAAGACTACCTAGATGTACATGACAGTTATCTCCATAGAATTTGGGGAAACCACGAAGCTCCTATACATGAGGAAGGCTTTGAGGAAGCATATACGGAGAAGTATAAAAATGGGTAATGACAGTCAAAGACACGCAAATAGGATGAAAAGCCTTTTGTTTAATATTGACAAAGAAATACGTTCTATCCCTCAATATAAAAGTTTAACTACAGAAAGGTCTGATGGTTCACGTAAACAACCTGATATGGGTGAGGTTCCCTTTGTTTCTGTAGTTAACGCTGTTACTGCAGCACGTAGAGCTTTACGATTTATTAAGGGAGAACCTTCTAAAAAGTCCCTTGAAAAAAAAGCAGCCAAACTTACAAAACTCATAGATAATGCTAAAGAGTTTAAAGGTATGACTTTTATGGAAGACGGAGAGTTTGTAGATGCTAGGGGTAAACCTGCTAAAGATGATTTTACAACAGCTACAGGCTATAGCCGTAAAGAGTTTATTGACTATAGAGACAAAGGCATGTTTAAAGGTGGGTACGTTAAGAAATGATTGGTCAACTAATAGGTAGCCTTACAGGTTTAGCCACAAGTATAATTGATGGTAAGACCCAGATTAAACTCACAGAAGCTGAGATAAAGAAAAAGCAGCTTACAGGTGAGTTAGATTGGGACTTAGAGGCTATGAGGGCTACTGAGAACTCATGGAAGGATGAATGGATTACTTTGTTGTTTAGCATTCCGCTTATCTTAGCTTTTTGTGGTGATTGGGGTAACGACATAGTAGCACGTGGGTTTGCAGCGTTGGAGGTTATGCCTCAGTGGTATCAGATTGCATTAGGTGGTATTGTTAGTGCCTCTATAGGAATGCGTTCAGTGAGTAAGTTCTTTGGAAAGAAATAATAATGTTGTGATAAAAATGCCACAGTTAAGTGACTTAGACAGGCAATACATTACATTAGAGAAACAACAGCAAGAAATACGAGAGCAAGCAAAGCTCATAGAGGAGAAACGAAATGGGGTTTAAGTTATCGTCACGTAGTATTAGTCGGCTTGAGGGTGTTGATGCAGGACTAATAACTGTAGTTAATGCAGCTATAGACATGACTAAAGTTGACTTTGGTGTAACTTGTGGTATGCGTACAGTAGCCGAGCAGGAAGCTTTGGTTGCAAAGGGTGCATCACAAACTATGAAAAGCAAACACTTAGAGGGCCGTGCAGTTGACCTTGTAGCTTACGTTGGGCCTAACGTTACGTGGGCTTTAAATATGTATGACGAGATTGCTGACGCTATGGCTGACGCTGCACGTATTCACGGTGTAGCTATTAAGTGGGGTGCTGCATGGAGTGTAGGTGACATAGCTAAGTATTCGGGTTCTATGGAAGATGCAATGAATGAGTACGTAGACCTACGTCGTTCTCAAGGTCGTAGGCCATTTATTGATGCTCCTCATTTTGAGCTTATGTAATAACAAATGTACTACTTTGTTCTTATGGTATATCTAGGTACAGCTAGAGAGTTAATATCAGAGGGCAAAATGGTGTTTGACAATATAGAACATTGCAATTACTATGCTAGAGAGATAACCAGACGTTACAGTTCACACGGTATAGCTCCACAAGACAGGGTTGTAGCGTACTGTTTACCTAAAGTGAAAGAAAAGCAATAATATGAGCATTGAATACAGGGGAGAGACATTTGCAGGTTATAACAAGCCGAAGCGTACCCCTGATCACCCGAAAAAAAGTCATGCCGTACTTGCAAAAGAAGGTAAGACCATTAAGCTCATCAGGTTCGGTGAACAGGGAGCGAAGACAGCCGGGAAGCCAAAAAAAGGTGAATCCGACAAGATGAAGAAAAAACGTGCATCCTTTAAAGCAAGACACGGTAAAAACATAAAAAAGGGAAAACTCAGCGCAGCATACTGGGCTGATAGGACAAAATGGTAATAAGCTATAAAGGATAATATATCATGGCAACTACTACACTCACACAAGGCATCGAAGAATACGAAACCATTATGACATTTGGTGATGGCATTGACATTACTGGTACTGCAACTGTATCAGGCAATGTATCTGCTAACTCTACACTTAACACAATCGGTTGTAAGAAGTTTCAAGTCTTTGCTGGTTCTCTTGCTGCTACTAACGGTGGCACTACTACATACTCTGACAACGACAACATGGTTGAGCTTGGTGCATTAGATGTAACTATTGCAGACTCAGCAATGGGTATTGTAACTGCAAGTAAAATCTTTATTGATAAAGTAAAGGTGCTTGTAACTACTGCTTCTGGCGGCACACACGTAGGTAATCTACAACTTAGTGCTACTGCAGGTACAGCTACTAACGCTGCACTTACTTCAGGTACAGAGATTGTTGGTGCTGGTGTTGCATCTTTTAACCCTCGTATCTCTGCTACTGATGCAGTTACTGAAGTTGACATTAACTTTAACTCAGCAGCAGTTCACGTGTTTGAACCCAACATTGCTGTAGCAAGCACCTTGATTAATCTCTACGCTTGTACTACAACTACTCTTAACTCCGACAGCTTCCAAGCTGGACGTTTTACTGTTATGGTTGAATACACAGTATTCTAAGTAGGGTGAAAAAAAGAGGGGGGAGTTACTAGATGACACATAAGCCAACTAAGATATCTGTAACTCCCCCTTTGGGTAAACGTAACTATCGTAAGGAATACGATAACTACCACGCCTCACCAGAGCAAAAGAAAAAGAGAGCCTCACGCAACGCTGCACGTAAACGCAGTGGCGCAAAAGAGGGGCAGGACGTTCATCACAAGAATGGCAATCCTTTAGATAACAGGAAGGGCAACTTAGCTGTTGTATCCCCTAGCTCTAATAGATCGTTTCCTCGTGATCGTAACGCTAGGAAAACGTAACGGGAGTTAAAACACAATGGTTGACCAAGCCGCATTGGTAGGAGAACACTTAGGGTGGGCTGTAGAAGATGCAGTTACTTTAGGTGACACTGCCACTACACACGTAGTTTGCACTAACGCTAAGATGGTGCTTATTGAGACAAGTCACGCTTTAGATATAGGTTTTGCTGCAGCAGAAGCTGACATTACAGATAACGACATTATGTTACCTGCTGGTGTTCACAGTCTTGTTGTACCTAAAGCTATAGGTAACGCTACAATTTTAAATTACAGACGAGGTAGCAGTACAAGTACGCTAGTTCGTGTTGTATTAACATAAAGGGGATAACACAAGATGGCTAGTAAGTTAACACAGTGGATTAATGCCAGTTTAAAAAACAAAGGCATGACTGCAAAACAAGCACAAAAGAATGCTTATAAGTACAAGAGTATTGCTGCAGCTAAGAAGGCTGGTTCTTTGTACTATAAAGATAAGAATGGCAAGATAATGATTGCTGCTTATGCAGAGGACTTAAATAACATTCCTAAAGTCAAACCTAAAGACAAGCCTAAAGCTGATCGTAAAGATGGCTTACTGAGTAAGAGTGGCAACCCTACACAAGGTCCGGGAAATCGCGGAATGCGTGAAAAAAAGATTACCACAACTACTCTCCCTAAGACTTCTTCAACAGCTAGACCTACACCTAGCGTAGCTCCCCCCGTTAAACCGTCTGCGCCTGTACGGCCTAGTGGTGGTGGCAATGGTAAAGCTAAACCTACAACAAATTCAGCAAAGCTTGACGCTTGGAAAGCAGGAGATAAAAGTCTTAGTTCTAAAGAGCAATTTCGTTTAGCTAAATGGGCTGAAAGAAACGACTTAAGTGTTCCTAGAGATTTAGCTAAAGACAGCGTTAGACTTAGCCTTAAGACTTCTAAGAATAAAGGTGGTCCTGTAACTAAGAAGCCTAAAGGTGCTTATGCTGCAGGTGGTATGCCTATGGTTATGAAGGCTGGTAAGAAAGTACCAGCTTTTGCTGCTGACGGTGTTGGCAAGATGAACATGGGTGGCATGGCTGCAAAGAAGAAACCTGCTGCTAAAAAGATGCTGGCTGGTGGCATGGCTGCTAAGAAGAAGTCACCAGTAGCTAAAAAGATGATGGGCGGCGGCATGGCTAAAAAGTCAGGCTATATGTATGGTGGCATGGCAAAGAAAAAGAAGAAGTAATATTTTTGCATAACGGGATTGCATTCTTGTATGTAGTCCTTTAAGGTAAAACATGGTATAACTGTCTGTGGTAATACATAGAGGAGTTATACCATGTTCAAGAAACTTATCAAAGCACTACAAGAGGGTCAACAACGCAGAGTACAATACTGGCAGCTTCAACATATGTCAGATGCCTCTCTTAAAGATATTGGAGTCACACGTGGTGAAATCAAGCAAAAGTTCTACGGCAAAGACTACATCTAAAGCGAAACCTAAGAGAGGCTACGCTAAAGGTGGTTCAACAGTAAATGCGGCGGGTAATTATACTAAGCCTACTATGCGTAAGTCTCTTGTCGCATCCGTTAAGGCTGGCGGCAAAGGTGGAAGCCCCGGACAGTGGTCGGCTCGTAAAGCTCAAATGGTTGCCAAGCAATACAAAGCAAAAGGTGGAGGGTACACGTAATGAAAGTAGACGCACCTAAAGGTTATCACTGGATGAAACAAAAAGATGGCAGTTTAAAACTAATGAAGCATGACGGTAAGTTTGCCCCTCACAAGGGGGCAAGCCTTACTGCTAACTTTGCTGTACAGAAAAAACACAATGCCAAACAAAAGTAAAACAACTAAAGCAAAGAAAAAGCCAGCCGCCAAGATGAACTCTGGCGGTTTAGCTAAAAGTCAAAAGAGCCTTAAGTCGTGGACTAATCAGGATTGGAGAACTAAAAGTGGTAAACCTTCTACGCAAGGTCCAAAGGCTACAGGAGAACGCTACTTGCCAGCTAGTGCTATTAAAGCTATGGATTCTAAATCTTATGCTGCGTCTTCAGCGAAAAAAAGAGCAGATACAGCGAAAGGTAAGCAATTCTCTAAGCAACCTAAGAAAGCAGCTAAAGCTGCCAAGCCGTACAGGAAAGTAACATGAGTAGAGTACTAAACGAAAAACAACAACTCTTTATGCAAGTCTTATTTGATGAAGCACAAGGTGATGTTGTACAAGCTAAGAAGCTTGCAGGTTATGCTGATGGCTCATCTACTAAGACTATTGTAGAGAGCTTAAAGGATGAGATATTTGAGGCTACAAAGACTTATATGTCGCGTCTTGGGCCTAAAGCTGCCGTTGCTTACGGTAGTGCTTTGGTTGACCCTACGCAGCTTGGTATTAAAGAAAAGATGGTAGCTGCAGGTCAAATCTTAGATCGTGCTGGTATAGTTAAGACTGAGAAGGTTGCAGTAGAAGCTAGTGGTGGTTTGTTTATCTTGCCACCTAAAGAAAGTGACGATGACTAAACACTTTGCGTTTAATGACTTAGGTTATTGGATGTTACCTAAGCCTAAGAAGCTACGACATTGGGAGAGAATACCAAGGCTAGTTAAGTTTGTACCTTTTGGCTACGAGATAGACCCAAAAGATGAACGTTGGTTAAACCCTATTGAGAAAGAGTTAGAACTATTAGAGCTTGCAAAGAAACACTTAAAGCAATATAGTTATAGAGAAGTTTCTGCTTGGTTAACTACACAGTCAGGTAAAAGCATATCTCACATGGGCTTAAAAAAGAGGGTAGACCTTGAGCGAAAACGTAAAGCAACTGCTAGAATCAAACGTAAGCTTGCCAAAAGGCTCCAAGAAGCGATCACGCAGTACGAAACGCTTGAAAAAGAAAGGACAGGATACTACACCTGTCCAGCCGAATAAGAATGTTTCACGTGAAACAGTGCCAGCTACAGTTATACCTGCCCCGTT